TGATAGTCCTTGCCCCACTGCTTCTGCAGTATCGTCTCCGTGAACTTCTTGCCTTCTGCCACGTAGTGTTCCGTAGCCTTGTTCTGAGACTTCTCCATAAGCTCGACGATTGCCTCTGCTTTGTCCTGAGGAATTCCAAGACTCTGCATTCCGTCAATCATTGAATCGGTGTAGTCTCCCAAGGGGTCGTTCCCTTCGCTCAACCTTTTGGCGAAATTGTTGTAATTAACAGGGACACTTCCTTCCTCCGCCGCCTGCTTTCCCTCTGAAAATTCTGCTACAGGTTTGCTCTCATTTCCCTCGGCTCTGGCCTTGAGGTCCTTGAAAGCGTCGCCCATCGTCCTGTACTTGGCGAGCTCAGGATCGTTGCGCATCTCCTTCGGTAGCTGTGCCATCCATGCAGGTGTCTGCACTTCCTGCTTTACAGCCTCGGAATTCTCCGCGGCACCTGTCCCCTGACCGTCAACGACAGCCTGAGGTGCCTGTTCTCCTGCATTACCTGTCTCAGGTGCAGAGTTTCCACTACTTGTCCCATAATCCGGTACAAAGGGTGCCTTTACCTCTGTTCCGGCCTCAGGTGCCTGATTCATGGCTCCTTCCATCGCTTCTGTAAGCATCGTTTTTCTCCTCTATGTCTCTGGGGAGCTTGTCCGGCTCCCTCTTGAGCATCCATCTGATCAGGTCCTCGAGCCCTTCCTCGTCCAGAAGCCCGATTCTCTCGAGCTTCTCTATAGCGAAGTTATGGGCCACGACGGCCTTGTCATCTCCGACGGAAATCTTCTGGAAGACTCCGCCCATTCTGACTATGTCGCATAGCTCCTGAACGCCTATCGGGGTGTTGTAGAACTTCCTCAATGCCTCGCGTTCAACAAGCTGTTGCTTCGTAATCTCGTATTCCAGCCTGATCATGCCGCCTCAGCTCCTATATGCTTCCGTTCTGCATCAGACGCTGTGCATCCGAGCCCTGTGCGGCCGCCTGCTGAGCCATCTGCTGTGCGTCCATGCCCAGATTCTTGGCCACCTGCGACTGTACGAGAGCTTCCTGCTGTTGCTGTGCCCTCTGCTGATTCTCGGCCTGCTGGCGCTTGATCTTGTCCACATCCGCCTTCTCCTTGATCGCGCTCTGAGGGAAGCCGTAAGCCGTTGCTCCCTGCCTCATACCCTCGTCGCCGTCGATATTCAGCATCGACTCCGGGAAAAGCTGTGCCCAAGATGATATCCACTGCAGTCCCTGTGCCATTCCGGTCGTCTGGTGGAACTGCTTCATCTGTGTTGCAAGCGGTCCGTCAAGCTCAATCTTGATTCTGCCCTCGGACCATGCCTTCTTAAGCTCCTCAGGCGGCTCCTCGACCATGTGGTTGCGGTACATGATGGCGAATGTCCTCAGTACCAGCGGCGTAAGCTTCTCTTCCTGCATGTTGCCGATGATGGCTGACAGCAAAACAAGCCCTTCGCCCTTCAGTTCCTGCACTTCGTATGCGGTGCGCTGTCTGTCCTGACGCATCAGGATGTTGAACAGGTCCGCGAACAGCATTCTCGTGCACATGTTGTTGACCTCGATAAGGTCCTCGCGCACGTCCTTCTGGCTGATCATGGTCTGTAGCGGCGTCGGTACTCCCTGCTGGGCGTCGCCGTACAGAATGCTTCCCGGATTCAGGTCGACACGGCCCTTCAGCGATGACGGTACGAATGTCGGCGGGTCCAGAAGCTTGGCAGAGGCCTTGAGCTGTTTTCTCTTCAGGTCGTTGGCCTCTATGATGAGCTCAAGGTTCTTGTCCACCAGAGATGTTCCGTACGGACTGCCTGAGCTCAAATCGTATCTATGTACTGCAAGCGGGAATTCATCGTAGCCGGATACATGGAAGACCGCGTCGCCCACCGCTGAGTAGTGGACAGACGCGAATCTCTTACTGGCCGAAGCCGGAACCGGCACATCAGCCACATCCGCTTTCTTACGAGGGAAAATGGCGTGGATGAATGTGCATTCCTGACTACCTGAACCACGCTTGATCAGGTCCACAATTTCGGGTGGACAGTCGTCTCCCCATTTGTCGTAGGCCTCATCGGCGGTCAAGGTATACTCCCGGAACCAAGTATTGACTCTCCTCTGTCCGTCCTCGGCTATATAGCACTCGAACGGTGAGTAGCAGTCATACACTATGCGTCCCTCCGAAACCTCGTCCGACGTCATCTCATAGCTCGTACCTATGATCAGAACGTCCATCAGAGCCTCCAGCGTCACCGGATAGAACCGGGAATTGGCATAGACCTCGTACTGCCTGTTGGCGACGTGCTCCAGCCAGTCGTTGGCGCCTCTGATGTTGTCTGAGGGCTCGAAGTTCCGGCCCATAGTCTGGTACCTAAACCAGCGGATTGAAGGGGAGAGCATGTATCCAGCGATACCGCGGGCCGTAGTCTGGACAGCGTCAATCGGAACAGTGTTGAAGATCGTCATGCGGCTCACTGGGCTGTGCAGGTCGTCGACCCTGTGATTCATGAATGCACAGCAACGAATGCGCCGCTCGTCACCTCTGGCACGTACCGTCTTCAGTTGTGACAGACGCGTTGTTACAAATTCTCTCAGCTCACTTCTATCTTCCATGACTGCCATTCTCCCTGCTCTCTTATATGTGCGGAATACAGTTGTGTTCCGGCTACATGTTGTACGACCGGGCAAAGTCGTCGTATGTCTTGCCGCCGGCGTAGCGGTCCGCGTAGCTGTTGGACTTTTCGTCCCTGCCGCGGTACTGGGCCAGCGGGTCATATTCCTCGTGTTCGATGAACTGCCTCAGCGTCATTCCCTTCTCATGGAGCTTGTTGTAAATCTCTTCCTCCATGCTCAGGCGGTCCGGCCTCTGCATCAATGACACACAGGTCGGGTGCAGTATGTTGGCCAGATCATCCAAGGCGTCATCATGTGTGGTGTGCGGATAAGCCAGAAGCTCTTCGACAATGAAGCTGTGGAGCATGTCCTCGCTCTTGCCTTCCCAGTTTGTGTGAATGCATCCACCTTCCGGGAACCATATACGGTGTTGCTCGAACAGCGGGATCAGTGCCTCAATGCGCTCGCCTTTGCTCTTGGACTGGACCAGCGCCTGTATCGGGAACCGGAAGTTGTAGCGCTCCATCTCTTCCTGAATGTGCGGTACGTCTATGGCCGCTCCGTTCTTCTCGTAGAACACAAGACGCGGATTGTACTGCCGCTTGATTCTGAACAGGGCTTCCGTCTTCTGTGTGAGAGTCAGCTTGTCCCTGATCATGTCGACGATGTAAAAGTTGTCGGCCTCGTCCAGAGCTACCGTGAGTATGACGGTGTTGTCGCGTTTGCGGCTCACTTCTCCGGCCGGGTCCACGAATGTGTAGATGTTCAGCCCGGTGTATGTCTTGGCGTGCCACCACTGGATGTCTGATTCCTTGAAGCTGATTGCGGCTCCGAGCTTCGGGTCCAGAAGCATCTGGGTGGCGAAGACGGCAGAGCCCATGACCTTGCGCTTTTCCTCCAACGCTTCCTTGGTGTAGAGCACAGGCCGTCCGTCAACGTCGAAGCAGGGCTGTAGGATGACTTCACACAGCTTCTCATCCCTTATGTGACAGTACAGATCACCATAAGCGTAGAATGTACCTATCACACAGTACAGAAGCTTCTTGGTGTTACCGGTGTTCAGTGAGAGCTCCCACTGCTTCTGGGTCTGCTCTATGCGGTCCGCGGTCTGGCAGTTCTCCTCGATGACCGCATCGTCGAATATCATCTGGTCGTAGTGGCTTCCGGTGAGCTGGTTGTAGATTGAGGCGCAGGTCAGCGTGAACTCTTTGCGGCGGGTCTTGCGCTTCACGTTCAGGCTGGTGGCCGTCCAGACGTCCGGCTTCTCCTCCGGTCCGTATACGACATCAGGCCATATCGAGCGGATGATCTCGCTGTGTTCGAGCTCGTTCTTGACCGGTGTGAAGAACAGGTCCTTGGCGCTGTCGAACTTATAGCTGTACAGGACCGTTGTCTTCTCCGGGTTGATGAGAATGTCCCTGATCGTCTCTGCGATTGTTATGATGGTGCTCTTGTAGTGCTCTCTGGCAAGAAGCCACATGCGGCCCCAGCGCCCTTCTCCCTGACATGAAGCACAGAGACAATAGGCAAAGTCATTATCCAAGAAGGTCCAATGCAGGACATAGATGACGAAGTAGAACAGGCTGTACTCGCTGTTGCGTCTCATCATCTGCTGTAGCTGTCCTACTTCCCGGGCTTTTGCGTGGAGCTCGTTGACCGTCGCATGGAAATCAGCGCGGCTCATCTTCGGATGACCGAACGAAAGCTTGGGACCGTCATACCAGATGCTCATACGACCTGCTCCTCGACGACGGGGTTCAGAGCCTTGGACAGATCATCAAGAGAAGCTGTGAGCGTGACATTGACGTTTACGTTCTTGCTCTCAGTCTCTATGTGCTGTGTGTCTTCCCATCCAAGCTGTTTCAGAAGGAATATGGCTCCCGGGTAGCATTTGGTGAAAAGAAACTCTTCGGCCTTCTCTTCCATCTTGAGAAGAGCATAGGCATACACGCCACCGCATTCTTTTGCCCGGCTTATGAGCTCGCGACTGTTTTTCAATCCCATTGCACGAGCCATTCCAGCCATTGTCCAGTTTATCTTACTAGTACCAGTGATATATGCATCTACTACATCTTGTAATTTTTTATTTTCTT